CTTCTCAACAGACCAACGACCGTTGGAGTCAACGTCGAGGTCGAAAGTACCTTGGGTAGCAACGTTTGCTTGAGCACCAGACTCAGCAACGTTGTAGATGGTACGGATGACTTCGCGGTTGATCTCTGCCAGGATCTCGGTTGAGAGGATGTTGGCGAGTTCTGCTTCAGCATTCAGACCGTGGATTGCCTTCAGGTCTTGTGCCAGTTCGAGTGAATACTCGGCTTTCAGTGCTCTGGACTTCGCAGTAACGGTGACTTTCTCGATCGAGAATGCCATCTCGTTGAATGCGCCTGCGCCATCGCCAAGGTTCTCTGCGTCGTCGGTACGCATACCCTGACCGACGTTATAGCGGTCAACACCAGCAGTACCTGAAGAGGTTGCAGGATAGGTAGGATCGAGAAGACCAGGATTGCTACCATTCTGTGCAGTAGTACCCAGACCAACGTTGGCATTGGTCATGCCGCTGGTTCTGTCGAAGGTTGCAGACTGACCAGAGAATGCGGAATCTGCTTCGTTGAACAATGCTTCGGATGCGCTATCCATTGCATTGTACTTGGAACGCATTGCGAAGATGAGTCCAGTAGGACCGTTCATTGGTTGAACGCCAGCGAGGTCATAAGCGACCAGGTTAGGCATTGCGCGTCTGATCAGTGAGATCAGAACGGGATCGAAACCGGCAACAGGAGTGGAAGCGTTAGCAGAGAAACCAGGGGTTCCAGTGCTTGAGAAGGTGTTGACGGTTGGTGCTTCGGAAAGGAAGGATGCTTCCTCACGAAGGGTTTGCTCTTGGTTCTCCAGCAGGACAGCGGTGACAGCTCTACGATGGGAATCCCTGATAGGATCCATGCCCTCATAATCGAGGACGGGTGCCCACTTCTCCTGCAGATATTCAGCGTTATGCATCTGCATTTGAATTTTACCTCTTTAAAAAAGTTTTAGTTTGAACGTTATGATTTAAAAATCACTTTTTGGCAGCTCTGGAAAGTGTATCCAGATAGGCTTGCATCATTGGGGAAATTTCTTCTGAAATAACCTCGTTGGTAGAAACCTCTTCTGAAAGATTTTCAGAGGTGCTTGGAGTACCGGTTGACTCAGGGAAATAAGAATATCTCAGAGTTACCAGTTTCTCACGATAGTCTGCTTCACTTTCAAACTCAACATTTTCTGCGAGAGTAGCGAGCTTGTCTTTCTGAGAGTAAGCAAGACCCTCAGTTACCTCTGCAAAAATTACATCGGCGGTTGACTCTGCTAATCTACGATTCAGAGCAACATTTCTGTCGATCTGCTCGTTGAGTTTAGACTCCATTTCATCTAGTTTATCTACCATGCTCTCAAGTACATCATATCTATCTTCAGGGATTGTTACATAATGATCTTCAAAAAGACTCTTCATTCCGTCAAGGAATGATTCGGTGACTTCAGACTTAAGACCTGATTCTACAGCAAGTGCATTCTCTTCGAACCACTCGTCTGCAACATACTCAAGGTATGAGTCGAGTCTTTCAGTCAGTTCTTCTTTAATAGCAACGACTTCTTCTACCAGTGCTTCCTGGTATGCTTCAGTCAGAGACTCTTGCATTTCTGCAACTCTAGTCTTGACTGCTGCTTCGAAGATAGTACGTGCTTTTTCTTGGAACTCTTCGGTGAGTTCTTCACCTTCGAAAAGTGCTTGAACATCTTCTTCGATGTCAAACCCTTCTTCTTCTACGAGTTCCTCTTCAGTTTCTTCCGCCTCGGAAACAATTTCCTCGTATTCCTCGGTTGCTGCTTCCTCTTCTTCAGAAACTACTTCCTGATCTTCATCAACTTCAACCTCTTCAGCGGGAGCAGCCTTTGCATTGACTACATCTCTAACTTGCTTCAGGGTCGAACCAGGCTCTTTGAGTCTGTTTGAATCATCATCAGGTCTTGAATTTTCGGGAGTAGGACCGCCGAGATCTTCAACTGGGATTCCAGCCGATTGCATTGGCTCAGCAGGTGCAGCTCCTTTGGTTACTACGTTTTCCATTTCTTGT